CTGTCCACCTACCAGAGGATCAGAGGGCAAGGAGACTACAGAATGACAGACTACAACAGGCAAGACACGACAAATAGGGCCTACGAGCAGACAATGAGGGTCGAGGGCCGCGACAAGTTCAAAGAGAACACAGAAGGCCAGACTAGAGTTGACCATAGCCCCTCCCACTTCAACGCACTTGTTGAAGCCCTTCCCAAAGTATCCCTAGAAATCCAGAAGACACTAAAGGAGGCCAAGAGGTCTAAAGGTAGGGTGCCTGATTGGGTGGAGGAGTTGTCCACCTTAGACCCGGACGTAATGGCCTACATTGGCCTCCTGTGTTGTTTCAATGCGTCACTCAAAGAAGACCGCAACACTGTGACAGTAGTGACCGAAGGCATTGGTCAACACTTAGAGCAAGAGCTTCTCAAAGTAGAACTGAAGGCAGCAGACAAAGAGAAGCACAGGCGTGATGTGGAGCTTGCAGCCGCCGCAGGTCTTGAGCGTCCAAAGCCTCAGAACACGAACAAGCGATTGGTTGAACAAGTAACTAAAGCACACAACAGTCGTGAGCATCGCTTAAAGTCTCTGCGCATCATCACACAAAAGAATGGCTTTAGCTCCCTCAACTTTGGGACAGCTAAGACGAAGGATGCACTGGCAAAGCGTAAGCTGCGCAGAGTTAAACTTGCAGCCCCTATCCTGTCCAGTGTTCTCCAAGCAAGCGGTGTGTTTGACCGTGAGCACGAGTATGTCAGCAAAAACAACAGTAAGCAGGTCATTTGTTTGACTGAGGAAGCCTTTGCAGCCATGGAAGCAAACGCAGAGCGGATGGCGTGGATGTCTCCGATCTTCAAGCCCATGCTGGCACCCCCGCAGCCTTGGGCAGCCTTCGACACTGGGTGTTATCACGATGCAGACCTTGCCTCTATGGTGCCTCTGATCAAGAAGGCGTCTCACAGCCAACGAGAGGCCGTTACACACCAACTCTCACACGGTGTGATGCCAAGGTGGGTCAGAGCACTTAACGCACTCCAAGCCACGCCCCTGAGCATCAATGAGCAAGTGCTGGAGGCAGTGGAGTGGTGTTGGGACACAAAGAAGCAAGGCCTCAACAAGTTCCCACGCCATAGCCTACCAGAGCGGCCAAGGTTGCCAGCAGATTGGCAGGTGCTTCCAAAGGAGAAGGTGGCAGCAATGAAGGCCGAGGTGCGCAAGCACATCAAGCTCTCTATGCGTGTTAAAGGTGCTGCGGTCGTCATGGAGCAAGACTTACAGACTGCACGGGAGCTAATAGCCTATGAGACCGAAGGCTTTTACATTCCGTGGCAGGTAGACTTCCGTGGTCGTATGTATCCTGTCAGCACCTTCAGTTACCACCGCGACAGTCACTTGAAGGCCCTCTTTTGCTACAAGCGAGGCTACCTCGTCGAAGGTAACAATGCCTACTGGCTCAAGGTACACTTGGCCAACTGCGGAGACTTCGACAAGATCAGCAAGCAACCACTTGATGCACGAGCACAATGGACCACCAGCAAGCACGAGGAGCTTCTGGCTATTGCTCAGGACTACCAAGGAACCTTTGATCTGTGGTCAGCCGCAGACAAGCCCTTTGAGTATCTGGCGGCTGTGTTTGAGTATGCAAGGTGGGTCGAGGAGGGAGATGCCTTTGTCAGCTACATACCTCTGTCACATGATGCCACCAACAGTGGCGTTCAGATATACTCAGGGCTAAACTTGAGTGAGACTGAAGGTGCACTGGTCAACCTCACACCCTCCCATCAAATGGCAGACATCTATCAGACGGTTGCAGACAAAGTAGTCGAGGAGCTGAATGCGCTGAGTGAAGCTGTAAGAGCTACAGTCTTCTCAAAGCGCACAGGAACCACAGTGGGAGAGCTTGCAGATCGCTGGCTCAACTTCAAGATAGGTCGTGGCCACATGAAGAGGGCCACCATGTGCTACGGATACTCAAGCAACAATGTGGGTATGCGTGGTCAGTTCATGGAAGACTTGATGAAGCCTGAGCAACTGAAGGTGACTTATGGTGAGATCGACAAGCATCCGCTGCATGACACAGAGCAAGGTCAATTTGAGTGCGCTTGGTTCATGGGTGATCTGGTCTACAAAACGATCAGTAAGGTTCTCCTAAAGACTGGCGAAAGCATGGTGTATCTTCAAGCTGCCGCAAGAGCTGTGGCCGAAGAGAACAAGACCATGAAGTGGACCACAGACAGTGGCTTTCCTGTGCACATGGATTACCGCAAAACCAAGCAAAAGGAGATCAAAATCTTTTTGTTTGACCGTGCAGCACAGGAACGAAAGAGGGCTCAGGTCACACTGCGTGAAGACACAGACCGCATCGATGTGTCTAAGAGCTGCAATGCTGTGGCTCCGAACTTCGTGCATTCACAAGATGCGGCGCTGATGCAGAACTTCATCTGTAACCAGATTGACGCCGGAACTGCCGAAGACTTCTTCATGATACATGACAGCTTCAGTATCTCAGGAGATGTCTGGGACTTGTCTGATGGTGTCAGGAGTGCCTTTGTCGATATGTTCTCAGGCGATTGCCTCTTCAGTAAGTTTGAGGAGGAAGTCAGGCAGCAACTAAATGACCCAAGCATGGCCTTTGGCTCCGAAGACAATCCAATCACCATTCCTACAAAAGGCTCTCTGGACCTAGATGCAGTAAGAAACAACGAGTTCTGTTTCAGCTGACCTTCTGTCCACCTACCAGAGGAACCCAGCGGCCTCCCAGCTATGGTTTCTCCTTTACCTCAACAACTGGGGCTGTCTTCGGATGGCCCCTTTTTCTATAAGTTCAAAGGAACGCAACAAGATGGCAAAAGTATACAAATTCACGACACCCGCAGGCAATGCAAAATACCCACACCTTAACAGCCCAGACACAGCCTTCGATACGGACAACCCGAAGTACAAGACTGAAGTGCTGATGTCTGAGGACGAAGCAGCCCCACTGATTGCACAGATCAAAGCGGCAGCAGCTGAGGCCTTTGGTGCCACCGCCAAATTCCGTATGCCAGTGACAAAAGACGAAGAGACTGGTCAGGTGTCAATCAAGGCGCAATCTAAGTATCAACCGAAGTTCTATGATGCCCAAGGCCAAGTCATTGTGCCCAGCGCTCTACCGAAGATCGGCGGCGGTTCGACAGTAAAGATGGGTGGTGTGTTCAACTGCTACACTGTCAGCGGCTCAAAGGGCGTGAGCCTTATGCTCGACAAGGTGCAAGTGATAGATGTGGTCAATGGCTTTGGCGGTGACGATGGCGGCTTTGACGCAGTAGATGGCGGGAGCTTCACTGTAGATCACTTTGAGGAAGCCACACCAAGCACAGAAGCTGTAGTCAACGGTGACTTTTAATCGCGCAAGGTTCCGTGGCATCAAAGCTGGCTACCGCTCAGGTCTCGAAGAAAGTATCTCGAAGCTACTGGCTGATGAAGGGATCGACTTTGAGTATGAGGTGGACAAGATCACCTACGAAATCCCTGCCCGTGTCGCCAAGTACACACCAGACTTTAAGCTCTCAAAGCCGGGGGGCTTCTGGTACTTAGAGACCAAAGGAATATGGGCAACTGCTGACCGTGCAAAGCATGTGTTAATCAAAAAGCAGTCCCCAGAAATCGACATCCGTTTCCTCTTCAGTAATGCTCAAGCGAGGCTCTACAAGGGCAGTCCCACTCGCTACAGCGACTATTGCGAGAGGCACGGGTTCCGATGGGCACACAAGACTATGCCTCAAGAATGGCTAGATGAGTGCCGCACATAAGCGAGAGCAAAGGGCTGTCTTCGGATGGCCCTTTTTCTTTAGACACAAAGGAACGACGAATGAACACCGATGACAGAGGTGACAACAAGTTCATCCAGCACCAGCCCTGCGAGGCCTGTGGAAGTAGCGATGCGTCAGCGCTCTACAGTGACAACAGCACTTGGTGTTTCTCTTGCTCTACCTATACGTCAGGTGATGGCGAGGTAGTGGATGCACCATCGAAGCCGGGGGCTTCAGCACATCTACTGCAAGGCGACTACCAAGAGCTGCGCAGCCGAAAGCTGACAGAGCAGACGTGCCGCAAGTTTGGATACATGATCGGGGAACACCGGGGCAAACTGGTGCAACTTGCAACCTACAGAGACCTGCAAGGTAGAGCTGTAGCACAGAAGGTACGCACCAGAGACAAACAGTTCTCTGTGGTGGGCGACAGTGACCGCATGGGCCTCTTTGGTATGCACCTGTGGTCTGCTGGTAAGAAGATCGTAATCTGTGAGGGCGAACTGGACGCCATGAGCGTCAGCCAAGTGCAGAACCATAAGTATGCAACAGTCTCTGTGCCTCATGGAGCCCAGAGCGCCAAGAAGCACCTGTTGCAGCACATCGATTACCTCAACAACTTTGCTGAGATCGTGCTGATGTTCGATCAAGACGAAGCTGGGCAAGCAGCAGCCCAAGCATGTGCCGAGGTTTTGCCTATAGGTAAGACGAAGATTGCTGTGCTGCCACTGAAGGATGCAAACGAGTGTCTTGTGGCTGGCAATGCAGCAGCAATCATCACCGCAATACACCAAGCAGCAGACTTCCGCCCTGATGGCATTGTCAGCATGGCAGACCTGCGTGAGGTGGTGGCTGTGGCAGACGCTGAGAGCCCCGTACAGTACCCATACCCAAGGCTCAATGAGATGCTCAAGGGCATACGAACAGGCGTTGTGACGCTCTGTGCTGGCTCTGGAGTGGGCAAGAGTACATTGATCAGAGAGATGGCCTACCACATCCACATGAGTGGCTTCACTGTGGGGATGCTTATGCTCGAAGAGAGCGTCAAGCGTAGTGCTCAAGGGCTGGCTGGCATCCACATCGAGAAGAACATTACCGTGGATGCTGATGCAGCCACAGCCGATGAGATAAAAGCTGGCTTCGACAGTCTTATGGCCAAAGGTCCAATCTATCTGTTCGATCACTTCGGCTCAACAGAGCTGGACGTTATATGCAACCGCATCCGCTACATGAAGCACGGCCTCAAGTGTGACGTTGTGTTTTTAGATCACATATCGATCCTCATAAGTGGAGGAGCGGGTGACGTTGGAAGTAACGAGAGGGTCATGGTGGATCACATCATGCACACCCTTCGAGTCCTGTGCTCAGAGCTAGACTTGGCTCTGGTACTCGTGTCTCACCTACGGCGTCCCGGCGGGGACTTAGGTCACGAAGGTGGAGCTAAGGTCTCACTGTCACAACTGCGTGGATCACATGCTCTGGCGCAGCTGGCTGATGCCTGTGTCGCTATGGAAGTGGATGCCGATGAGCCTACCAGCGGCAGACGTAATCTAGTGGTCCTCAAGAACAGACACACAGGAGAGGTCGGTCCAGCCGATCAGCTCCAGTACAACCGCGAGAGCGGAAGACTTCGCACAGTCTACGAT